TATTAGAAGGAAGTCCACCATCTTTGGCGTTCAAAGAAGCAGCCGTTGAAAGGTTTGTCAAAATGGTTGGGCTAGACCCAGTCCATAGTGGACTTGCTGTAACTTTATGAGTTCCTAAAAGACCAAAGTCAAATTCTTCGCCAGAATCGACAACAATCTTACCATTCATCATTGCTGATGCTGCTTGGAACTCAAGTTCTCTCATGAATCTGCGTTTTAGTTCCTCTGTGTTCTTGCGAAGTTCACCAACTGCTTGGTCTGCGCTATCCACAGAGCCACCAAAAGGAACGTTCCCTGCGACACGAACTGAGTCATTCTCAAAATCATACAGAATCTTTTCATTAATGAAAGGAGGTGTATGGCTTGAAGTATCGTACCCTGCTCTGCCAACAAGAATTGCCTCTTGGCCACGTTTTGTATATCCAGATTTGTAACGAATTTCGTTTACTTTATCTATAATAACTTTCGTACCTGCTGTCATTTCTGTGACAGAGTTTGGGTTCGAGAAGAATTTATTCACGAGCCACATTGTTGGAACCTTTGATTCTGTGAACATTTTTGTCATTTTGGTTCTATCAAAAATATCTAAAGTAGTGCCCATTAGTAGTTACCTCCGCTTACGCTTTTTAAGATGATTCCAAGACCTCTTAATTCTAATTCATACTGTGCCACTTCTCCTGTGCCAACAGCAAGCTTTGCTTGGTCAAACTCACCAGTAATCCACATTGCACTCAACACGTCAGCACTTGCAGCGTCTGCGTCAGCAAGAAGGATCCCTTCTGGTTTAACTCCGCCAATAACAGAAGCGCTATCTACTTTTACATACTTGCCGGACCCGGCAACAGTAATAGTAACAACATCACCTGCTACAAGGTCAGTGCTTTCTGTAATGGTGATGTCGATTTGAGGGTTCTCGAATTTGGTACCAATAGTGAGTACGCCAAGGTAACTTCCACTAGGGTCATAAACCGAACAAACACCGGCAGTTCCTCCGTTTGTTGCTGTGTTACAAGTAACTTTATACTCGCCTTTTTTGTATACTTTACCAAGGACTATAGCGTATGTAGCTACACCAGTGCCAACTAAATCAGCAGTCCCTGCGGCGGTCTGTGCCACAACGTCACCTTTGACAAGAGTGTTTCCTGTTAAAACAGTAACTTTCTTACTGTTTACGTTACCACCAAGTAAGATGGTTGCAAATTCATTATCTGCCATTATTTATCTCCTTTCATTTTAGCCAATTCTCTATCCATAGCTTTATTTATGGCGTTTGTTGACATCCCAATAGCATTGGTAGTATCTGGAATATCTTCATCGCCTTCTAAGCTACCTGTGATTCCATCTAATACTTCTGCATCTTTTGTTCTGTCTACTGCCACGGCTTTGCTGTGTTCAACAATTACCTTATTGATTGCAATAGCCGATACACCAACTTCCCAACCTTCGGCAATAGCTTGTTCTACAATTTTTGCAGTAACTTCGCCATAACCAAGAGCTGATATATCAGATACCCTTTTTCTTTCTGAAGCTAAAATAGCTTTTTCATCAACCACAACAGTTGCTGTTGCGATAGGTGCTTCCACTAAGGCTTCTACCTTTTTATCTGCCATAATTATTCCTCTCGTTATAATACTCTCTTCAACTGAAGAGTCTTTAGCATCAGCCAAAATCGACTTGTTGTTAATCTTGTCAATCATTCCACGGCTCACAGCTTCAGATGCTACGAATACTGCTCCGTTACCATATTTGTCAGCGACATCATTAGGATCAATTCCTCGACCCTTTGCAATATCACCCTTCATAATGTCGAACACAGAGTCCACATACGCTTGGTAATGTTCGTCCGCCTTTTTACTTCCCGGTTCAACGTTCTTCATTTCAGCCCCTGTCGACTTGTATGTGTACCGTTTAATACCCCTTTCTGAGTCCATCTTAGACCTATCAACTAGTTCTAACATAACTCCTACTGAGCCAACGATACTCGTCTTAGTTGCCGTAATTGAATCAGCCGCTGAAGCGAGCCAATAACCAGCCGAAGCTAACGTACCTTGAGCGTGTGCTAACACTTTCTTGCTCGAATTATTTATAATATCAAAAAACTCACTTACACCAGATACACTCCCACCGGGCGTGTCAAACATAAGCTGAATTGTGTCGATGCTTTCATCTTGCTCGGCATCATCAAATAACGCCACAAGATGTGTGAGTGGCCGACCACCACTTATCCATGTTTCAAAAGACCAATCCTTTGAGATATAGCCTCTTATAGCAAGATACGCAGTGTTGTCTAATTTATAATAATTCATCCCTGCAAGCCTTACTAAATCAAGTGCATCCTCGCCTTCCGTACGCATTTCTTCAAGCGCATTGTTATACGCTTTCATGTTACTTTCAGTTGCTAGTGCTTGTAATTTGTTTATGTAAAACTCTTGTACTGACAATAATTCATCTGGCATAATTACTTATCCCCCTTTTTCTTGTTTTTTTCTCCCAAGTCTACTTTGGGGTCTTTGTCTATTTCCTCAATAATGTCCTTCTCTTCAACTTCTCTTTCGAGGTCTCTTGCTACCTGTTCATAATCGTGTCCTATAGAACTGGCTTCAATATGCCTTGAAGAGATGCCAATATTGATACGCTTTTCAGCGGCGGTAACTTCGTTCACAGGGTTAATCATACCTTGTGCAACACCGACCCAATCTGAGGCACAATAGGCTTCTGTAATAATAGGGTCTGACAAGAAACCAGGAAGAGAAATTCTACCTGAAATAACTTCTTCTGTAAGCCATTCCTTATATATAGGTTGACAGAACTGTCTACTAAATGAAGATCGTTCTTTTCTTACATACTTCCAGAACTCCATGAGAGCCGCTCTTGAAGCCGAAAAGGAAGAGTTGAAGGTTTGTGTCAAAACCTCAAAAGGAATTGATGTGGCCATACCAACTTGCTTCATACACGCATCAAAGAACTTCTCGAAGTTCTCGTTAGGTCTTCCGGGGTTTGCTGTAACAATACTTTCACCACGCTTGAGTGGAATCATTGCTCCGGGGGCCATTTTATAAGAAGGTGCTGTTTCGTCAACTGCCTCTTCCTGTGAGCTTGGTACCAAAGAGTTCATCTCACCGAATATAGGAGCTGCGCTCCCTGTGTCAGTTGTAATGAAAGCGGTAAACATCGAAGCCACTACAGTAGCTTCTAATTCAGCATCAAGATACCTGTCTAGTTGCTTAATGGTTTCTATTACAGGAGCAATATCAGGGATACCCCTGAGTTGTGACGGTCTTTTTTGGGTATAGTTCATAATCATATTGTAACGACCAGAACGTTTACCTTTGAATGGCACATATACAAATCTCTCTGCACTAAAAAGAACGTTTTGACTTGCTACGTTTACCCAAGCACCTAGTGGCTTCCCAGATTTCGACAACTTAATGCCGTTCACTAGAGTTTCTGTGTTCTGTTCTCCATTAGGATTCATAATCCTGTCACCCTCAATAAGTCTAACTTTCAAAGGGTTATAAGAGTTCTTATCCAATGGCAATAAAACAGCAACATCACCAGACACTAATTTAGAGAAAAATGCCGTATATTGTAGCTCATAAAAAGAATGTTGATCCATAAAATCCGGTTCATTAGAGTTTGCCCAAAGGCTGAACCTTTCCTCTATTTGAGTAGACAACTCCTTGGCCTCTTCGGTAGTTATTGGAGTTAACCCAGATATGATATTAGGTCTCACTTTTAAGCCAGTTCCAATAACATTGCTACTCTTTACATTCACAACTCCACCTGCGATGGAAGAGTATCCAATAAGAGTCCTACTCAAACTCCTTAATGATTCTAACGAGTAGTCTGTTTGTTCCCCATGATTTTGCATCCCATTCAAACCATATTTTGTTCTATGGCCAGTATAAGGGTTGTTTTTGTAATTGCGGAAGACATCTCTCTGCATTGCAGCTTTAGGGGAAAAGACACCAATTACCCCATCTATCATTTTTGCTAGAGGATTTATTTTGTTACCAGTTTTTTGCGACATAAAATGGTCTCCTCTTGCCTTGGACTTCTAGTAGTTTTGCTTCCCAATATTCTATAGACCTACGTATTTCTTGCAAATCTGCCCTACGCAATGTGCGTTTAGAGCCACCTGTATCAATAGTATACTCTTGACCAGAAGTGGCTATAGAAGCCTCTGCTGTATACCACGCATCTAATTTTATCTGTATTTGATCTTCCGTTAGTGCCATATGTGTATTATCTCCTTATATGAGTCGTTTTGTCAATTTGGTACTTGCACTATATGCAAGCCATCTAGAATCCTACTCTATCTTTATAACCCCACCACCAATGGCTTTGTCGGGGAAAAGTCTAAACATTTCGTTAAAGTGGTTCTCATTCCATTGGTCATAGCCAATAAGGTGAGCCGCTCCTCTTGAATAAATATAGGTGTCTAATGCTTCATTACGTTCTCTCATCTTCACCCATTGGAATTTAGAGCCATACTTGCTAGATGAGGAAGGAACTACCTCTCTACGCTCTGCACAGAGTTGCTTGTACCACTCCTCATCTCTGTCGTACGGTGTATGTATCCAACCAAAAGGAAACTCGTCTGTGTCTTTATTCTGTCTAAGCCAGTGCATTAACTCTCCTTTTAGATATGATACACCTAATTGATAATGGAATAAAGCCGAACGCATTTTTATCCCACCAATATTATCTACCGGTTTTGCACTCGATGAAACTACAGGTAAGTTGTCCGAACCATGTATAGCGAATACTCGTGTCTGTGGATACCTTCGCACAAAGTGATAGACGTTAGCAGTCTCATAGTTGGCATCAATACACGCCCCGGATATAGGCATCTTTTTGCCATTCTTTGAATAGTATGAGCCAAGTAAGGTTTCAAGATCATACCAACATTGGCTAGAGAGGCTTCCTGTGTCGCCAACAAAAACTCTATAGTCTATGTTCCACGAGTTCATCCTGCGCCCCCACCCCGTCACAGTGGCCTCAATACGGTTACCTTGAATATCAACCCCAACGGTGAGGAGGACAACCCCGTCAGGTACAACACCTGTTTCCCAATGATACTCCTGCCTTGATTTTACTACTTCCCAGTCAACAGCGTCTGTGTTTTCATCAAATGGCAAGCCTAATTGGTCATTGTAAAAGTTCCTTAAGGCTCTTTGGTTGTGCTGGGCTGTAAGCCACTCTTGTACTAAATCTTCCCAACTAGTCCATCCTACAGGAGCATATAGGGCTGATATGTGGTAAGATCTATAGTTCTCTTTTTTAGACTCAACCGTAGGCTTCCACCGCCCCTTAGAAATCATTCCATCCTTCTGAAAGTTCCTCAATTTTTGTTTGCAATGAGGACACTCGTACCACACGTCGGTAGGTTTTTTCTTATCCCACTTAAGCCCCTTCCATTCGAAGAAAAACTCTTCTTGGCAAAATGGACAATCTACATT